CATCGTCAACGGTAATGACATCAACATAGCTCGAAAAGTTGATGTCATACTGCTTTAACGATTCTTCAATGTCGGACAAAGTCTCAGGGTCTATCTCTACGATGGCATTGCCAAAGTAGACATTGTCCTGAACATACAAACCGTAACCTTGCAAAGTTGCTTCCTTGCCGTTCTTCAATGTCACGGTCATGTCACCAAGCCAACCCTTTCTGAAGACAACATTGGAACTCTTTATCTTCCAAGTGTTCACACCGTCCAACACCATTTCGTAGTAATGACCGATACTCGTAGAGTAGGAACTGCTGCGGCGGTTGGCATTGGTGAACGAGCCGTATTGCGCAAACTTCATAAACGAGCAAGGGTGTGGCGTTCCTGAATTGCGTAACTCGTACAGGAACTTACATTCGCCCTTCCTGTTCACAACGAAACTGCGAATCCAGAAATAGGAGGTGAAGTATCCTTCTTTTGAAGAGAATCCATAACCGTCTGGCTCGCCGACACCTGCATAGAGAGAACTATCATCATCCAAACTTGCTGTCTCATACTGATTGGCAATGTCGTTGTAGATACCACGACAAATGTCACCTGTCTCAAGACTGGAATAGTCATTCTCTTCAAGTTTCAGAGTGATATAACCAGTCGTAGAATTGATGATCTCTACGTCCTGAATGGTTCCGAAACCATTGGTGTTCCAGTTCTCGCCCTCTGTCACAGATATGCGGTTGAAGCGAAACTCTGGTGTTGATATAAAGTTGCGGCTGTAGATGCTTTCAAACTCGGCGTTGCCGTGTTCGTCTATCAATGCACCACTGCCAAGGAAACGACTTTGGAAGTTTCCAACCTTAACGCCTTTCCTCGCTTTCAGTGTTTCGTTGTGGGTAACAACATCATTGAAAGTAATCTTGCCTTCTGCTGTATCGTCGTGAGTCTTTGACAGAAAAAGTTTCTCGCCCTCACTCTGCAACAGACTGAGCAAGGCGGCACTCATTGCACCAGTAACACCGTTGCCTGAACCGCTGGCAAAAATACTTCCGTTATAAATCCTGTCAACACTCGTCGTAAGTTTCTGAATCGTGCCTTGCTGAACATCGTCGTTGAGAGTGAGTTCGACCTTCGGGGTCAAACCCTCACCCATAGAGATAGTGACTTTCTCAATCGTAATGTCTGCCACGGGGGCAGGAACTTCTACACTTGACGGTACACCTCTGAACGTAAACTTCAGACCTGCGTACAATCGCCAGAAGATGCTCTTGCTTGGTGTTCCTGCCTTAACCATGTTGTCATAGTTACGTTGCAGGTAAATATCGTCAATGCTCGGCTGATAGGTAAACTTTGTCTCACAGTTGTCGGCAAGGTATTGGGTGGCGGCTTTCAAGAGGCGTACCTCGGCCATCTTGACGTAGGCATCGGGCATCTGGATTCCTAACAACACAAAAGTATCTCCTGCTGCAATGGGATCGGTCTGGCTCGGATAATAGGTGTTCAAACTGCTGTCCTCGGCACGTTTCAAAGTCAGCATGTACCCTTTCTTTCCGTCATGCGTGACTTTCTGAACGTCCTGCAATATCTCAAACTCTCTGCCTACACAACGACCGCTCTTCATAACAAGCATGGGTGTATCGTTACTCCAACAGGCTTCAAAGTCAAAACCCATGTCCTGAACAAAGACATGGAATCTGTCAATAATAGTGTCGGAATCATCTACGGGAAACCATGTGTATTCTGGCTCGTAGTTGTTGCCTGAACCACGACGGGAATTGCCTACACGGTACGAGATAGAGAAATCATCGGTAAAACCGCTCGGCATGATAATGTTACGCATCACCATCTTGAAAGTGACGGTTATGTCTGACATTGCCGTAACTCGTATCTCGTTGACTTGCGCGTTTTCACCGTTCACTACATCGGGTAGCTCTGGAAGTGCTTTCTCCTTAATTCCGTCACTACGCTGGATGCTTTCAAGTTCTGACGTATATGTGCCAAGGGTCGTTACCTCACCTGTCTGCTGGCTCTTCTGCTTGATAACGATTTGGAAACCGACATCGGCACTGCATCCGTCTCTATAACACGAAAGACTGAAACCAAAGAAGGACGAACCAATAGCGGGCGACATCGCATAGAGACCCGGCATAACGCCTTGTATGGTGAACAACGTGTGTTCCTTTCCTGCAAAGTAATTGCCGTTATACGTAAACTGATTGTTCCTGCCGTAGGTAAGATGGGTGTCACCAATACTGCATGAACGGGCAATGCCACTGGAAGAAATGCCGATTTCTGGCAGTATTCCATCACCTTTGTTGGCATCGTCAACAAGGGTGTCACCGTCTTTGTAACCTACAGCAAGCAACTTGTCTATGCGCTCGTCTGCGGAATAGCCGGGAAATGAACCGTTGCCCGTATTCCCGTCTTGATCTTCAACACCAGCACCGCGAAGTTCGCCGTAGGTGGCTTCCTCAATCGTAGGATAGATTTCGGGTAAATCGCCATTCGAGCCATCCCAACGTGCGCTGTCTTCTCTGATTCCTTCAGCACAGGCAGCGGCATCGTCATTCTTGTCTATGTATGCGTCGTTGGTATCTCCCTTGACATTTCGAAGATTCACATCACGGAGTTTGTTCTTTCCGCATTTAGTGTTTGCACCGGCCGCGTCCGATGGTTCTCCCATCGGAAGAAATGTGTCTGGCAGTTGTAGGTTGGTTGGAAACAACCACTGCGACAAATCGTATTTCTTGTTGTAGTAGCGATACGGCATGTTCTTGGTAGAACCCAATGCCCTTAGTCGCGTCACTATCTTCTGCTGGCTGTTGGCAATGCGCTTAATCTGAAACAAACCGTGGTTCATGTCTTCATGCGTCGGGTAGCCTTTGCCGTAGCCAAAGGAAAAGGTCTCGTTATCATTACGCGAAGGGTTCTCGATAATATCATCGTCTCCTGTCAGGTTCGCCATGTTGTAGCCGATGTAGATGCTCCTTCCACGAATGCAGTAGTCCAAGTCAAAGGTGTTGTGTACCTCTGTCAGTGCCTGTGCTACGGTGTTGTTGTCAAATGACAGGACTTTATCATCGGTGTGGGTCACAAGAACGGTATTGCCAGTGGCATTGACAATCGTTGTCGTAGTATCAACGAATATCTTCCAAGCATTTGCACCGCCATACATGCGATCGAGATTGGCTTGCATCTTTGCAGCCAAAACACAGACGGCAGGGGTCGCGTGTGTCGGTTCTCCAGACACAACCTCACCGCAAAACAGCTGAAACTTGCTGCTGCCTGTGTAGTTCGTTCCCAAGGCCGCAACATACTCACCTGTTGAAGCGGTAATGTCAAGCATGAGACAGCGCGTCAACTCTTCCTGATGCGACTCAAACTTCACGTTTTCGTAGGTATAGGCATCCTGACGCTCGCCAGTACGCGCTTTCTGCGTCACACTCGGCACATAGTTCAATGTGTAGGTCTCTCCCCTCCAAACGCAGTAGTCACCAACTGCCCAATCAATAGGCTTCTCAGAGGTGATGGTGAACGTAATATATTGCTCACCCATCATCGCGTCCTGAAACTTCCACTTGTTCACAACAGCACGATAGGACGTTGGGGTGTTCCCTGAATGATTGTTCTTATATATTATTAATTCTACCCTATCCATAAGTCTTATTTTTGTGTTGTCTATGCTGCAATGTTATGACAACTAAAAGTTGAGTCCTGTCAATCGTTCTACACCATTGTATGTTCCGTATGTCGCTGTAACTTCGGTCGTTGGGTCATAGACCATGAACTTCACATTGAACTTGGCAATGGCATCGGGATCGTCACTGACCTCAAATAAATCAGGCTCAACATGGCTCACAACAATGTCTTTACGACCCATACCTGTGTATTCGTTGTACACAGCTAAACGTCCGCTCTTAACAATGTCTGCAATTGCACCCTTTGACCTGCCGTAAATGAAATCAATAAAGTTGCTGATGTCTGTCCTAATGCTCAATTCTGTTCCAACATAGAGGAAAGTAACCTCTATCTCATATTCCTTCATCGGTATCTGGTCTGGAACATACACATCAACACCGTCTGAACCTGCCCAATCACGAGTCGGTAAGTCTTTCGGCTTCGGATTCTTCTTGAAAGGAAAGTCCATTGCAACAAGCTTGAACTTGTCAAGCAAATCAACTACACTGCCCTTCATATAGGTAGTGCCGTCGAAATGCAATTGTTGGATATATGTATTATACTTTGCCATCTGTGCTTATTTTTCGGCAAATATATTGATAAATCTTTACAATTGTCTTAGCACAGATTGGAAATCAAGTCTTGTTATCTGTATTTTACCGCAAAATTTATCAGATATTCAGCCAAACTTTCCATATATTTGCACAGAGTTTAGCGTAGGCTGCGGCTCCGTCGCAGCAAAAAAAATAACAAATGAACGAACTGAATAGGGATTTAAGAGACCAAGCCGTTCAATTAGGGCTGTGCCAGGACTGGCAGAAGCTTTGGAACAAAGACTGGTCAAGAGAAAAAATGGTTGAGAGAATGTTTAAGGGTCTCGACTTCTGCCTGAAGTATCACTACCCGTCAAACGACTTCATTCTGAAACATTTCGACCGCGACTTTCGCCGACAAAGTAATGTCTTTGTCAACGACAAATATAGCGTCTGCAACCCGAAACATGGTATCATACTCGGCGATTCGGAGGTAACGGTAAGATACAACGCATGGGGTAACGGAGCTATACACGTCCGCGATAACTCCACCGCAAAAATCTTTGCCAGAAACAAGAGCTTCGTTATCGTTCACCTCTACGAAAAGGCGTATGTCTCTGCTGAACAGATAGACAAGGCTACAATAGTCCTGATCAAACACTCACCAGACGTAACAATCGTTGCCAACTCTAACATCAAAATAAAAGAAGAATATGATTATTTGAAATAGTTAGTTAGGTTTTTCATATATCATTGTTTAGGATAACATTTTGTTGTGTTTTTCTTGGAGAAAGCGACCGTCTGTGAAGATAGCCGCTTCCTTTTTGGTCATGTATGTGGCTATGCCATAGCCACCGTTCCAACCGCGTAAGCGGAGGGGTTCACCTCACATGAACTTCCTCATTACCATTCGTGATATTGTCTAAGTGCGACCTCATGCTTGCAAGCATATTATACAAGTCACCGTTCTCACTCAGCAAGGCTCTTATAAAACCGACGTTCTGGTCTATGCTCGACAAAGACTTGACAGCACCAGACACCTGCTCAATGTACGACGGCCACATTTCAGTGACAAACTGATTCAAAAGAAGTCGCTGAATGGCTACGTCCTGCCTGCAAGCATTGAGATAAGCGGCAAGCAATCCACTCGTCTCTTCACTCGTTCCCTGTACGCTGCTGCTCAATGTGTTGGCAGTGTCTTTGTTCAGCACAGAAAGCCCGGCATTGCTCACACCTCGCTCAAAGGCATTGGCAAACTCTAATGCCGCTGTGATAGCCTGCTCTCCGTCACCACCTTTGCCGAAGAAATCTGTAATGGCGGCAACAGTAGCATTAATACTGCTCTTCGGGTCTTCGGCATTGAAAACACCCTTAGTTCCTTTATCCACGCTACCAAACAACTTTTCTTCAAGACTGGCAAACATCGGCTCAAGAATAGACATCTGCAACATCTTGTTCATCACCGTCTGCAAGATACTGGTAACGGTGTCCTGGTATGCCTTGGCAGCACTCTCTCCATTCTCAAAGGCTGAGCAAAGTGCATCTGATAGTTGATCTGCCCAGCCTTTAATGTCAATATCCCATAACTCTTTTGCCAAATCCTCGGCAAAGTAATGAATCTGCTCGTCAAGTTCGGCTATCTTCTTCTTATATTCCAACAATGCCTCATCGGAAGAATCTTTCTTGTCAGCTTCTTCATTATACATTTCGATGTAGTCACGACGTTGCTCTTCGAGATTGGCAAGTTCCTGCGAATAGCCTGAAGCACCAGTACCAGAGGTGTAGAACTGGCGCATGGCGGCATTGGCGGCATCAACACCTGTGTACGTTCCTGCAAAGTAACGACGCAAAGAACCTGTGTCAAAACCTAACGTCCTGCTGCGGAGTGCCTTGATAACCTCGGTGTTGGCTTCCAAGGCAGCGACATTCCTTTGTAAAGCCTCAATATGACGCTGATTGTTCTTGTCGTGAAGACTGAAAATCCCACTAACAAGACCAAGACCTGCACCTGCCGCCATACCCCATGGCCCCAAGGCAGACAAAGACTGAGCACCTTGCATAGCACCGCCAACGAGTCCTGCGGCATCACCAACGGCATTGGCAGCACCATTCGCACCCATGCTTTTGAAGAGATTGGAAACGAGGTCGAGACCGTTCTGTAAGGTCTGGAATGCGGTAACTACGTCTTTTGCCGTATCTGACAACTCGGACATGTTCTGGAAGAGTTTACCGTACTTGTTGGCTTCTTCCTGTGCTTCTTTTTGCTCATTACTGCCATTCTCTGAACGTGCGGCCTTCTGTTGCGCCGCATCACGACGCTGTGCATAGTAGTTCATAAGACCGTCGTAACCACCGCTTATGAACTGTCCTACTGCACCTCGCTCACCAAGGAAACCTGTTGTACCATACTCTGTACGAACTTTTGCGAGTTTCTGCTGCTCCTGTACGGTCTGTTCTGGAGTGAGCAAGCCCAACTCTTTCAGACGCTCAATCATCTTCTCAACGGCTGTAGTCGCTCCCTCAAACTCTTCACGCGACATCGCAATAGCATGGTTATACAGATTCGCATACTGTGTACTCAGTTGCATCTTCTCCCAATCTGCCTGTGTCTCGGCAATATCGTTGGCATGGTCTGCCATTGCTTGCGTAACAGTTTGACCACTACCATCGGTCTTACCAACCAGTGCGTTATTAGATTCTTTCTTCTGCCTGAGTTTGTCGTTAATCTTCTTGATCTGAGCATCGTAACTTTGAGCGATACCGATAAGACCTGAGAAACTTGAAGCATCAGCTTTAATAGAAGCCCACTGCAAATCACGCCACTTCTTATACAACTCGATAAGTCCTTTAATGCGCTCTTCGTAGTTCTC